ATGGCACTGAATATTCCATTCAGAAATGCGTACTATCGTTTTGCATCCAGTTACTCATTTCTCTTTTTTATTTCCTGGTCGCTGTGGTGGTCGTTATACGCTATTTGGCTGAAAGGACATCTAGGGTTGACAGGGACGGAATTAGGTACACTTTATTCGGTCAACCAGTTTACCAGCATTCTATTTATGATGTTCTACGGCATCGTTCAGGATAAACTCGGTCTGAAGAAACCGCTCATCTGGTGTATGAGTTTCATCCTGGTCTTGACCGGACCGTTTATGATTTACGTTTATGAACCGTTACTGCAAAGCAATTTTTCTGTAGGTCTAATTCTGGGGGCGCTATTTTTTGGCTTGGGGTATCTGGCGGGATGCGGTTTGCTTGATAGCTTCACCGAAAAAATGGCGCGAAATTTTCATTTCGAATATGGAACAGCGCGCGCCTGGGGATCTTTTGGCTATGCTATTGGCGCGTTCTTTGCCGGCATATTTTTTAGTATCAGTCCCCATATCAACTTCTGGTTGGTCTCGCTATTTGGCGCTGTATTTATGATGATCAACATGCGTTTTAAAGATAAGGATCACCAGTGCGTAGCGGCAGATGCGGGAGGGGTAAAAAAAGAGGATTTTATCGCAGTTTTCAAGGATCGAAACTTCTGGGTTTTCGTCATATTTATTGTGGGGACGTGGTCTTTCTATAACATTTTTGATCAACAACTTTTTCCTGTCTTTTATGCAGGTTTATTCGAATCACACGATGTAGGAACGCGCCTGTATGGTTATCTCAACTCATTCCAGGTGGTACTCGAAGCGCTGTGCATGGCGATTATTCCTTTCTTTGTGAATCGGGTAGGGCCAAAAAATGCATTACTTATCGGAGTTGTGATTATGGCGTTGCGTATCCTTTCCTGCGCGCTGTTCGTTAACCCCTGGATTATTTCATTAGTGAAGTTGTTACATGCCATTGAGGTTCCACTTTGTGTCATATCCGTCTTCAAATACAGCGTGGCAAACTTTGATAAGCGCCTGTCGTCGACGATCTTTCTGATTGGTTTTCAAATTGCCAGTTCGCTTGGGATTGTGCTGCTTTCAACGCCGACTGGGATACTCTTTGACCACGCAGGCTACCAGACAGTTTTCTTCGCAATTTCGGGTATTGTCTGCCTGATGTTGCTATTTGGCATTTTCTTCTTGAGTAAAAAACGCGAGCAAATAGTTATGGAAACGCCTGTACCTTCAGCAATATAGACGTAAACTTTTTCCGGTTGTTGTCGATAGCTCTATATCCCTCAACCGGAAAATAATAATAGTAAAATGCTTAGCCCTGCTAATAATCGCCTAATCCAAACGCCTCATTCATGTTCTGGTACAGTCGCTCAAATGTACTTCAGATGCGCGGTTCGCTGATTTCCAGGACATTGTCGTCATTCAGTGACCTGTCCCGTGTATCACGGTCCTGCGAATTCATCAAGGAATGCATTGCGGAGTGAAGTATCGAGTCACGCCATATTTCGCTATCAGGATTCTGTGTGATGGTTACATCGCCCGGCTCAGGGCTGTTTAGTCATCAGCGCTTTCTGACAGTGCTGAGATTTCAACCTGTTGCAGTAAAAATGAGTAGATATAAGGCAAGTGTGCTGCCAAACCCATCTTTTACGGGGTGAAGGTAGATTTCGTTTGAAGGGTATCTGGTGTCCCCTGCAGACATCTACTTGAGGCAGCAGGGGATTGATTGGAATGGTATTTTTTAGATGTGAGAAATATTTTACCCGCTATTTTACCCATTGGCGCGGCTTAATAGCTTATTTTTGAATTCACAATGGTCACGATATAACCATCTTGCTCGCCCGTGGATAACTTTGGCTTTTGGCAGGTCGCCGGACTTAATCCGGTCATAGATGAAGGTCTTACCGAAGCCAGTATCAGCCATGATGAATTTCAAATCAACCAGTGAATCAGGTTGTAGTTCGTGTTGCATGAGTGCTATCTCCGAATAGGGAATCGAACCTGCAAATCAGGCAATAAAAAACCGCCATCAGGCGGCTTGGTGTTCTTTCAGTTCTTCAATTCGAATATTGGTTACGTCTGCATGCGCTATCTGCGCCCATATCATCCAGTGGTCATAGCAGTCGTTGATGTTCTCCGCTTCGATAACTCTGTTGAATGGTTCTCCATTCCATTCACCTGTGACTCGGAAGTGCATTTATCATCTCCATAAAACAAAACTCGCCGTAGCGAGTTCAGATAAAAGAAATCCATCAATTGGTTAGGGTTTTTGTAATTCTACGAATTATGTTGTTTTTTAGCTTCAGCTTTCCATTCATCAAAGGCAGTGTCTTTGTTCATGGTGCTGATATTGATCTTACGGTCAATATCATATACACGCCACTCACCGTTAGGCCTCTCTTCGCATCTAACTAAGTATGAATTGCCATTAATATCTATGCGTCTGTCTATTTGCATGAACATTTTCAATTTTCGAATCCTCTTTAATATGCATTTTTTTGCTATTTCAGTAGTTTACTATTGATGAGGCGTTATTATACACACTTCATTAATGCAAGCATCTTTATGCTATGCTACTAATTTAGCAATTGATATTCACCTTTATCGCGTATACCTTTACCGGTTTATCACCGAAGTGGGGGTGTGTGATTGTTTTCACTTCATATCCTCCATACGGAACATCAATTCTGCGACTGGAGTCGTCGCGCTTCGGATATCCCTTTGTGATAATCAGGCGGTCATACTCCCTGAACATAATTCGCTTATTCCAATAGTCATTACACAGGCGATACTCTTCCGTTTTCTCTCCGCGAATCATGGCATCGAAGTATTCACCTTTGACGGCAAGTTGCAGGTTAGCCACGGTTAACCTCCTGAGGCGGTTCTGGTAGAGGCATCCAGTGGGTTGCCTGCTCAATACCATTACCTGGCTTAACCGTTACATCTCCACGCCGGAATGTACTTCCGGTATAGCGTGCGGAGCATATTAGCGGCTCAACCAGAGAGCTATCGAAATTCACCGAAATAAGCACGTTCTTATTCTTTTCCGGCATTCGCTCACTACAGCTTATCCAGCCATCCGGAATTACCGGAGAGTTGCCCGATAGCGCGTTCTGCAGTCGCTCCAGTTTCACGTATTCCTGAACCCTGTTTCCGTCGCATGCCCGAAGCCATTGCGCAGCCTTTTGCGCATCAGTATGAAAGGCACAAGTGCGTCCGTCATCAAATTGCATTTCGTAAAGGTCAGCAACCTGTTCAAAGTGCGTTTGTGGCAAGTTGTAAGTTTGGCTTACAGGTTCTGCTTCCAGCGATGCCAGCACAATTCGTGCCAGCTCACGCACTACTTCCGGGGGCGCGTAACGGTCATTCAGGTCATCCCACAGACGTAGCATGTTATCGCTACCAGGGTGAACATCCTCGTTAGTTCCGGCAAGCGCACTAATAACCTCATCGGCTGCCTCAATAATTTTCAGAGCTTGTTCTCTGGTAATAGTGGTCATTTGTTAATCCTCAAAACTTTATGCCCGGGCGCAAAAGCACGCGTTTTGTCTTTGCTTATTCGCCAGCCATCCTTGCGCGCCTCTTTTGCACAGCCAGCCCATGACGTACCGATATACTCACCGAAGTCTGGCGTTTGATATTTACCATTTGTACACTGGCGACAATCACAGTAGAGATGCATGGTGTAACTTGCGGCAATAGCCATATCAGGCTCCTTTAGTGCGTAAGTGGTTTTTCCAGCGGTTTTGCGCCGCACTGGGCTTTTTGCAACAACTGTGCCCCATAACCCCGCAACACCCCGTCAACCTCACTCGTCTGTTACTAATCCTCAACCATCGCCAGACCCCAACACCGTTTCTGCGAGCTAACAGAATCTTTGCCTTACGGTTTTTCATCGCTTTGCTCTCCTGCGTTTCTTTGCTGCTCGTCGTGCCGCTGCAATACCAGTATGGCGGCGCTTTGGTGCCGGGATGATGTTGTCAGCCATCAGGACATGTGGCTTTGCAATTAGCGCAGAAGCCCAAAAACGAGTCGGGTACGGTAACAAGCCGATACATGCCACACGCACTACTCACCTCCGTTGATGCGAATGCCTGTTGCAATGCTGTTTATGATGCTGTCAGTGCATGGGGTAGAAAGCTGGGCATCTCCAGCAATTTTCATGACCTCAACATCTGCATATCGAATACCGAGGTGTATCAGACCGGCTATGCCTGACTTAAGCCGAGCATTTTCCATAAATAGAACTTTTGCCCGCTGTTTTTCTGCTTCAAGCTCAACACGCAGCTTCCCTACCGTTAGCGCAATATCCTCGTTCTCCTGGTCGCGGCGTTTGATGTATTGCTGGTTTCTTTCCAGCTCATCCAGCAGCGCCCGAACTACATCAGCGGTTTTCTGGCACTGGTCAACAATGCTAACGTCACAACCAGTATCGAAACCGTCCTCAGTTTCAAAGCGGAGCTCTACAGAGTCGCCGTCGATATCAGATGGTTCGAACCCGGCAATGTTTTCCAGAATGCCGATTATGCTTTCTGCGCTATGACGTAATGCGCGTTTGTCGATGTTGCTCATTGGGCGGCCTCCGGTATTTTTCTTGCGCTGAATTGAGGTACATGTTCCATTTCAACCGTGAATACACCTACGCTCTCACCGTCAATGAATAGCTCGATATCCAACGGCCAGTCAGATTCCAAGCCGTCATGATTGTCAAAATAATCAAGGGAGGCATCCTGAGACAAGCATTCCAATTCCCACTCAGAAATGAGCTCATCGATGTGTCGAGGATCGAGAAAAAACGCATCCTCAGGAAACGTGCCTGCATCTCTAACTACGTACTGGATTACGCTCATTGGTTGCCTCCTTTGCGAAGCTGGGCAGCAATACTTACGCATATCTCTGCGCCTCTAATCAGCCCCGGAACGTTCTTGTTTGGCCCAACTTCACCATCAACAAAATCAATCATCGCGTTACGAGCCATCTCCACACCCTGCGCCCGCACTTCAGCCAGGAAGGCGTCGGTGGCTGGGGTTCCCTCTACCACTAACCCTACTGGAGCTAGATATTCTTTCATCCCCGCATTCTCCACAGCCAGCGCCGCGCACTTGGCCTCAAGGTTATCAATCGTGATTCCAGCAGAACGACACTCACGCAACGCTGTTTCTAGTTTTGATTCAAGTTCACCGAACTTACGCACCAGATATTCAGCGTTTGTTTCGTTAACCTTTAAATCACTTGGGATGCATTTACCTTTCAGAAATCCATCCATCTCAATTAGTGACATTTGTTTCATTTCTTCCCACTCCGCCACATCGCATTCAGATATTTGTTTTGATTCACTGATGGAAAAGAATTTCTCTTAAGCAATTCCTCTCTCGATGGCATTGGCTTTACGCGTTGGCGAATAATCATTTCTGCCGGAAGAATGCCGGGATTGTATGCAAGACCTCTCATGATTTACTCTCCACGAACTGGTCAATAGCCATGCTAAGTGACACACCTAAAGTCTCGATATGCTGCTGAATATCCTGTAGCGTCTGCGCCTGAGATAACAGGATTTCACGGTTTCATAACTCTTTAACCAGATGCTCAAACTTGCTGTAATAACCGATACGGCTTAGTGTTTCTTTCCCTGCATTCTCGCCTTCTTTGATAATTCCTCTTTCGCTAAGAATCAGATCGTGTTTTGTTCCGGTAATAACGTATTTTCCGAGGTCGATGTTTAGCTTCATTGTTTTCATTGTTAATTCCTCAGTCATTACTGATAGCGCCATAGCGTGAGCGGTAATTACGCAGGCGCGGGTCGATTTCAGGGAAGTGGGTATATGTGGCTTTGCGGAATGGTCGGATTGATGTCTGGTAAATTCGCTCTCGTTCTTCTTTCTCTGCAAGCCATATGCAGTGGCGAAACTCCTTTTCCTCTTTCGTTTCCTGCGGTAGAGACATTATTCGATCGTAGTTTTTTCTGAATTTATCCAGCACCTCCGATACGGAATTGCCGGAACAGCGGCGCGGGTCATCCGCACCATACAGAGGCGCTGGCATAATGGAATCCTTATTTTGCTAATCTAGAAGGGAATTGAATCGTCGTATTCAGGATGATTTTGATGATTGCTACTTTGCTGCTGTTGGCTGTTTCCTGAAGTTGCAAATCCAATCTTTGCATTCAGTAATTCAAGAGTGATTGATTGACCATTTTGCCCCTGATAAACATCAACCCTGATGTTTTCTCCGGTAATTTCCACAATGCCACCTTCAACAAGAACACTACGGTAGTAATCCGCTTGCGCTCCCGGCTTGGCAAATACAACGGCGCTGTAGTTTGTCCATTCTTTCTTTTTTGTCTGGCGATCGTAATACTGAACGCCAGCACGGATGTTGAATCCGATATTTTCCCCGGCCTGAAACTCTCTTGCGGGCTTGTTTAGTCTTACAGTAATCGAATGTGCCATTAAGCAGCCGCTCCTTCTAATTCGTCTCGTCTGATGTTGTAAACGTCCTGTGCTTTGTGCTGCTCCGGTGTGCCTTCGAGCATCTTCCACGCTTTGGCGAACGCCTGTTTAAGCTCTTCTACGGTGTTTTTCTGCAATGCTGCGTCAGTGAATGCTTTTAGAACCTGTTCAGGTGTAGGTGATGGTTTTGATTGCTTTGCTGCTGCGTTCTGCTGATGTTTATGCTCGTCGGTATCTGCATCTTTCGCATCATCAATGCCGAACAAACCATTGAGGCAATACTTGCGTGCATAAGAGCTTGTAGCTCCCGTAACTTGTGCAGAATCCATTCCTTTCTTGCTTTCTTCCTCTCGTGCAAGAGCGGTTGCCGTATGGCTGTTTTCGCCATCGGTAATAGTTGCCGTGGCTTTCACGTAATACCGATCACCAATCAGCACAACTTCATCGCTGATTGATAAAAACAGGCCATTCAGTAACGGCTTAACGCCTTCAAGAATGTCTTCGCAGCTTCTGTATTTATATTTGCCGAATGAGTTGTACTGATTCTTTGGCGCGTTCAGATTCTCCTGAATAGCTGCCAGTCTTGCGTAAAATTCTTTGCTCATATGATTGTTCTCAGAATGGACATGGCCCAAGGAAATAACGCTGATTTAATACTTCGACTCGGGACAAATTAAGGCATACCCGCATTCCTTCGCGGTCGCCATTATGGCGATACCAGAGAGCTTTCTGCGTGTACATGCGTCTCTGTAACTTGCTCTCCTTCACTGTGGTTGCAAGTGACATGCATATCTCCTTCGTTACCGATTAATTCTTTCATCTGACGAATGAATTCTTTGTCTGACCAGTTATCTTTGACATCCTCCACGCCCTAAAGGGCGTGGATTCCTCCTTCGAGACGGCGATGTCCCGCCGCGAGAATGTTCTTTGCCGCGTTTACGTCGCGGTCGTGGAGTTCACCACATTCCACGCAGATCCATTCTCTTATTCCAAGGCCTACCCTACCCTTCGGACTACTGCAGCTAATAGCTCCGCAGCACGAGCAAGTCTGGGTGGTGTACGCTTCATCTACGACCTCAAAAACCACACTCCGCGCAATCGCTTTATACTGAATCTGATTTTTTAGCTGACACCAGCCGGCGTCGTAGATACTTTTTGCCAAATTTGTTTTTGATAACTTTTTACTGCTTACGTCGCCTACAAAAATAGCGGCGTATTTATTAACCAGCGCCGTAGAAAACTTATGGTGTGCATCTTTACGGCGATTTTTGATTTTTGCGTGGATAGCTCTAACACGTTTTTTATTATGGGCACGTTGAGCAATTTTTAATTTGCCTTCTAATTCACGATACCAACGTTTAGCAGGAAGTTTTTCACCATCCGAAGTGGTGGCAATGTCTTTCAGACCAAGATCGATACCCACGTCGGCAGTGCCTTTAGTTGGTTCGCATTCGTATTCAACTGCAACATTGAAATACCAGCGACCGCGCGCATCTTCTGCAAAGTTACCAGCACGGAATTTAAAGCCATTTAATCCATAGCTATCCCACACTTTGAAATAGTGCCCGGCAAACTTGATGCAGCCGTTTACCCATTTCACTTGAGCACCTTTGAACGGAACCCAACCAAGACTACGCCCAGCACCGCCACTTTTACGCCAGCGCAGCTTACTGCGTTTAAACTGTTTACGCGCTTTAGCGTGATGTTTTGAGATTTCCTGACAAGTAGCTGCTTGTATGTGGTATCCGCGCTCCTTTTGAATACCAGCAATGCGTTTATCTACGTCAAATTCAGTTAACCAAACTCTTTGTTTTGGTCCGTATTCGCTGACAGTGCTGTATTCAGTCGCAGTCATTTCATTGATAAAGTTAAAAACTTGGTTCACTTCAAAGGCCATCTGACGCAACAAGGCGGCGTGGCGGTCTTTGACGCGTACCTGCAATGTTTTAGTCTGAATAGCCATTTACTTGCTCCCCTTATTGGTAAAACTCATGGACGGCCTTGTTGTTTCAAAATATCCCAAAGCTTTTCGAGCAAGCTTTTCATTCTTGGTTGTTTAAAGTCTGCTCCGGTTAAAATATTTTTTCGTGAATGCTGTACCGATAAAATCGGGTTGAAAGGGCGAACCGATGCCGCCCCTGCAATAGCGAACTGTTGCATAGGATGCTCCTTCTGTTTGATTGCATAACGAAAACGCCTCGAGTGAAGCGTTATTGGTATGCATATAAAAAGGCCCTCACACTGGAGGGCAAAGAAGATTTCCAATAATCAGAACAAGTCGGCTCCTGTTTAGTTACGAGCGACATTGCTCACATAGCAGACTCGTAAATCTGCTATAGGCGCTTATTCGCATCGCATGACAACATCAAATTTTTCGAGATTACTTTGTCGCAACAATCCTTCTTCTACGCGGTCAGGTTTTCTATAATTATCAAATTCGAAATGTTTGATTACTTCTTTCGTTTCTCGCTCTATAACTTCAACAATGTATTTCTTATTCATCATTCTTCCCCAAGAGCTTTGCTAATTGCTGACTGTGCTTTCGATACTTCATCAGGATAATGGTCATTCCAGCTTTGCTTGTATGCCTTGTTTAGCATCGCTCAGTGGGATATCTCCTTCAGTTCTGACCATTCGCCTTAATACTTTCCTTAAGTCGATGTAAAGTTGAAGGTCTCCATTTGCTGCGGCATCAGCCATTTTTTGCCTGACAAGCAGTAATGTTTCATACGGCTCAATAAGAATATCGTCATGAGTAATTAGGTGAAGCGTTGCCGCATCAACTATTCCTAGAGCTGCGCCAAGTATCAAAAATTCCCTGCTATTTTTGTCGCATGAGGAGATAAGCGTATTTAGCGCATACCTAATATTATTTATAGCTGTTGTTAATGCTGCAATTTCTTCTATGGCGTCTTCTTCAATGAGCTTTTTAAGCTCATATTTTTCTTCCTGACCCATAATTACCTCGCCGTCAGTTGTTTTGATTTCCGGTAGCCTGCCGCGTAAATGGCTACGTTTGGCAGGCAAATACTTCCACTGCATTCATCTGCCTTCTTGCAGCGAAGGCTTCCGAGTGATGCTGCTTTGTCTGCTCTGACGCAACCAGAGAGCTTTAGCGCAATTTTTCGCGCCAGTCGCTGTTCTTGCATTGCCTGCTCACGTTGAGCCTGTCTGCGTGCTCTGCGGCGATTTCTGGCGTTATCGTCAGCCAGATATGTAATGACTACTGTCATGTTGACCTCCGATGATTGACTTTGGTGATTGGATGGCCGGTGCTGAATTCCGGCTTACTGGTTAGAGCGCCCGCACTACCAGTGACGCTGTCTTGAGGCGCAGATTGGTTACTGCTTGCCATGAGCGCTGTTTATACATTGGTCGAGCATCAGCCTGCTCATTCATCCAATCCCAAAGCCAACTACTCTTTGACTCACACTCTCGCAGTGAGCGCGCTCATGCCCTTGAGTCTCTGCCGCTTCATCGCCGCTGATAACCGGTGCGCGTCTGGCATTCGCGCTGCTTTACCGGAGCTACTTTTAATATATTGACCCTAACCCGATGCTAAGCAGGCTCGCTCAATGGCGACTCAGGGCAGCATCATTACTGCTGCATTTCCTTTCGGCTGCGGTCTAACCGCGTTAGTGCACCATTACGGCACCTCCTGTTTGGTTAAACTCAGTTCCCGCATTTCGGCGGGACAATCCCATCAATGTTAAAGAGCCTGCCAATCTGTTCCGTTTGGCTTCCAGCGTCCTGCTGATGGCTAAAGAATACTGTAGGTATTTTATTGTGTAAATACCCAAGGTATTTATTTTTGATGAAATAATGATAAGCAAATGAATACAAAGGATATTTATTTTTTCGGTGTCTGCTTGTTCAGTGCTTTTTATGCGGGATATGTGAAGTGGATCCCGATAGCTATTGCTGCCGGGATTATAGGTTAGTCAGCGAAGGTTAAGACGAGAATTACCTTAATGATATCTGCTACAACAGACACGGCCATAGATAAACCAAAGACAATCCAAGCCATAGAGATGTCTTCACTACCATCGTATAGAGTTCCGTAATCACTGGTGTAAGGCGTAAATGTCGCGCCTTGATACAACAGGTATAAGCTTGAACCATAGAGGATAAATGCAGATATCCCTTGTATTGCTATGATCACTAGAATCATGAAACGAGCTGATCTATGCGCCCAAGCCTGGCTTATTTTTTCTGATAGAGATTTCGCAATAAAAGCATGCGCTAAGCCGTAAATTGTCGAGATTGCCAACATCCCAAAAAAGCTTGCTATAGCGGTTCCAACCATAATCGCCCCTTGCGTGATCAAACCAGCCTTAGTTTTGTCTCAATTGCAACGCCTATAATCTTGCAGTTTCCATTGATTGGCACGAGAGGCCATGCAGGATTAAGTCCCTTGAGGTATTTATTTCCGCCGTCGATTATCAGCTTCTTGAATGTTGCTTCGTTAGAGTCAGAAAGTTTTGCTATGACCAAGCTGCCGTTGATCGCCTCCCTTCCGGTATCGAAAAGAACGAATGTTCCCTCTGGAATGCTTAACCCAACCGGTGCCGTCATTGAATCACCTTCCACTTTAAGCCAGAACGCATTACCTTGAATATGCGCGTCAGACTCAAGCCAAACATCTATGTCTTTAATGGTGTATGGTTCGCATGCTTCACACCACGAGCCAGCCTGGATACTGCTTAACACCGGATACCTCTTTCCTGCTCTGTATTCCCCTGCATACCTTACGTTGGCATCGCTCTTAAGGCTTTCTGCCTGTTCTGCAACCTTGGCAGCAATTGACTGGCTAAAATCAGCAATTGAGACTTGCAACAATCGTGCAAAACCAGATGCAACCTCAACGTTTAGCGCATTTCTGCCATTAAGATAATGCCCTACCGCTCCTTGGGTGATACCCAGTTCATCAGCGATTGAGTATTGGGTTATTCCCAATTCTTTCTTTTTTGACTCATACAAAGCCTTAAGCCGCTTAGCGTCTTCCAGCTGTTCTGTCGTCAGTGATTTTTTATTTTCCATAGCTTAATTCTAATAGCTAAGGTACTTAAACTAAAAATACCCTGAGTATTGATTGCTTTGAATACCTGTAGTATTCTTTGTTCATGGTTAATAACGGAGAGTGCATATGATTCGAATGACACTTGCCGATTACGCCAAAATCCATGGACAGGCTAAAGCAGCCAGTGACTTTGGTGTAATCCAGTGCGCTATCAGCAAGGCCATTCTGGCAGGCCGTAACATCATGGTTACGGTAAAGCCTGATGGCAGTGTGATTGGAGAGGAAGTTCGTCCTTTCCCAAGCAACAAGAAAAACAAATAGTAACACCGCTCTTTAACAGTCATGGTCCTCATTCCCGCCGAAATGCGGGAATACAACGCGCATAAGTTGATGCGCATAACTTCTTATTAGTTAAGGAAATACTTACATATGCAACTTACAAGTACTCGCAAGAAAGCGAATGCAATTACAAGCAACATCCTGAATCGAATTGCTGTACGTGGCCAGCGAAAGGTTGCTGACGCGTTAGGAATTAATGAATCGCAAATTTCGCGATGGAAAGACAGCTTCATCCCAAAAATGGGAATGCTTCTGGCTGTTCTTGAATGGGGTGTTGAAGACGAGGAGTTGGCGGAACTGGCTAAGAAAGTAGCCAGAATGCTGACAAAAGAAAAAGCCCCGAAGAACGGCAAATTCTTCGAGGCCTGATGTAGAAAGACTGGATCAATCCACAGGAGTAATTATGACAAAACAACTCAGTCCTTACCAGGACAAAATTCACAAACACATACTACGTGATCGCTTCCTGTCCAGCTTCAAGCAGCCTGGTCGATTCCGGGCTGAGTTGGAAAAAGTGAAGCTGATGCAGAAGGAGAAAGGTCATGAGTAACATATCTAATCTAGCCGAAGCCAGAGAGGCCAGAAGGCTACAACAACCGCATCAAAGCAGCGGTAAGGGGTATGCCTTGCTGCACCGTAAAATTATGGATGTGCCGTTTTACAAGGACGCAGAAGCTGCGCATCTGTGGGTTCACTTAATCCTCAAAGCAAAGCATACGCCTGAGTATGTAATGACTGACGCAGGAGAAATTCTGGTAGGCAGAGGGAAGCTACTTGGCGGTAGAAACTCTCTGGCGTTTGAAACAGGACTCAAACCAGATCGCGTTCAGTACCTGCTTAGAAAGTTCAAAAAACTCGGCATGATTGACTGGGTTTCACACGGTAAATTCTCAGTTTTCTCGGTAGAGAAATATGACGATTATCAGTCAAATTTTGTACCAGCAGATTACCAGCAAATTACCACCTCAAAGCCAGCAATACCAATGCCTGCAAGCAATACTGTACCAGCAGATTACCAGCAAATTACCACAGATAAAGAATATAATAATATTATCTCTAATACTGACGTATTAGAGAGTACCGCAGCAGACAAAAAGTCTGACAAGAAAAAACCTTCCGTTAGCTGTCAGGATGTTGTCGATGCTTACCACGAAATCCTTCCTGAAGCGCCAAGAATCCGCGCACTGAATGACAAGCGTAAAAACCAGATCCGAACGTTCTGGCGCAAAGCCGGAGTGATAACCCGCCAGCTTGACGGGCATGGGTTCACGATGCAGGACTGGAGAAATTATTTGAGCTACGTAGGCGAAAATTGCCGATGGATGTTCGAAGAGCGCCCAAACCATCAACGCGGAACCGTCTGGCACAAAAAGGGATTTGATTTCCTGCTTAACGATAATACCTACCTGAAAGTTCGTGAGGGTGAACACGATGACCGATAATTTTTATGCGCCGCCCCATAGCATCGAGGCAGAGCAGGCGGTGATTGGTGGATTGCTTCTGGATGATGACAGCAGTGAGCGCGTCCAGAAAGTTCTGGCGATGCTGAAGCCTGATTCATTTTACAGCCGGCCACACAAAATCCTTTTCGAAGAAATAACCATAATGCACCGGGAGCAAAAGCCAGTAGATGGCCTGACGCTTTTCGATGAACTGGAGCGTAAATCGTTAACGGAGTCTGTTGGCGGTTTTGCTTATATCGCTGAGATCGCAAAGAACACGCCAAGCGCAGCAAACATCGTTGCCTATGCAATGCAGGTTCGTGAAACCGCAATGGAACGCTACGCCATCAACCGCATGACTGAAGCGACGGAATTGCTCTATTCCCGCAACGGAATGACTGCAACGCAGAAGTACGAAGCTATTCAGGCGATTTTCACGCAACTGACAGACCATGCAAAAACCGGATCGCGTCGCGGCCTTCGCTCATTTGGTGAGGTCATGGAAGACTGGGTTAGCGACCTTGAGAAGCGATTTGACCCGTCAGGCGAACAACGAGGAATGAGCACAGGGATCCCATCGCTGGACAGGATGCTGTCACCGAAAGGTCTGGTGAAAGGCTCTTTGTTTGTCATTGGCGCTCGCCCTAAGATGGGGAAAACGACGCTATACAGCCAGATGGCAATCAACTGCGCAGTGCATGAGAAAAAGCCCGCTCTGATGTTCAGCCTTGAAATGCCAGGTGACCAGATACTGGAAAAACTGGTAGGGCAAAAGTCAGGTGTTAACCCCAATATTTTTTACCTTCTGGCGACAAATGACGCTGATGACGGCTATCAGGGTGATTACGATGGTGACTTCAACAGGGCGATCGAAACAGCCAATCGCTTGAGTGAAATCGACCTGCTTTACATCGACGACACGCCGGGATTATCTCTGGCTCAAATCGTCAGCGAAAGCCGTCGAATCAAGCGAGAAAAAGGATGTGTTGGCATGATTCTGGTCGATTACCTGACACTAATGACCGCTGAGAAGGCCGATCGCAACGACCTTGCTTACGGCATGATCACCAAAGGACTGAAGAACCTTGCCAAAGAGCTTGATTGCGTTGTTGTGCTTCTGACACAGCTTAACCGCGCACTGGAAAGCCGAACCAATAAACGCCCATTACCAAGTGACTCACGAGATACAGGGCAGATTGAACAGGATTGCGATTATTGGGTGGGGATCCATCGTGAAGGCGCTTTTGATGACAGCGTTCCTCCTGGTGAAACCGAACTAATCCTTCGCCTCAATCGTCATGGCAATACCGGCACGGTGTATTGCATTCAGGCAAATGGCGCTATTTATGACACAGACCAACAGTCTGCTGAAATGCGCCGCCGTGAACGCGAGGAACCGCAGTCCAAGAAGAAAGGAGGATTCTGATGACCATCTACATCACTGAGCTAATAACAGGCCTGCTGGTAATCGCAGGCCTTTTTATTTGGGGGAGAGTAAATCGTGGCTGAGTTTATGCTCGTCGCATTCAAATGCGTTGGCGTTGGATGGATTCTTCTGACGTTTTTTATTGTTCTGAATAGCTACATTCGTCTTGTGAATGACGGTAAAGACCCATGGTATACGTTGTTTGGCGCTGCATTTGTCTGGGTGATTATCGGTGTTATGCCTGTTGTCGTAGCAAAAATGGCGTGGCGTTTTGTGAGTTGAACTGAGGGTAAGTATCGATGGACGAATCAAGAAAGCAGTTTGAAGAATGGTTTAAAAACAAATATCACGTTTCAAGTGACGTGATGAAGATTATGCACATCAAGGTCGAGATTGCATGGGAGGCATGGCAGGCATCGCGAGCAGCTATTGAACTGGATATCGACTGGCCCGAATCGAATGACGACTTTTGGAAAGATGGTGAAGAAGGTGCTTATGCGATGGGTTATGAGGATGGGAGAGACAAAACGGTAATTGCAGTAATGAAAGCTATCAGATCCGCTGGAATTAAAGAGAAGAATTTCGATGAAGCAAATATACATGCTTCGCAACGAAGCAATCAGAAATAACGCCATAGACGCAATACTCTCACTTCCCATCGACGACAAGTCACCCCACGAAGTCCACCTTAAAGAACCCAAACGCAGCAAAGCGCAGAATGACCGTATGTGGCCGATGCTGAACGATGTTTCGCGTCAGGTGCTATGGCATGGTCAACGGCTGGCACCGGAAGACTGGAAAGACCTGTTCACTGCCCTGTGGCTTAAGACCAAAAAACTGGAGCAACGAAGTGTTCCTGGTATCGACGGTGGCGTTGTCATGCTTGGCGTGCGTACCAGCAAAATGCGAAAGGCCAGCATGACTGAGCTTATCGAAATCATGTTCTGGTTCGGCTCAGAGCGCAACGTGCGGTGGAGTGATGACTCCCGGCGAGAGTATGAATGGTCACAACGAAAAGGGAAGGCTGCATGACTATCAAATCAAATACGCCGGCACACGACAAGGACTGCTGGCAAACGCCGCTTTGGCTTTTTGATGCACTGGATATTGAGTTTGGA